AGAGCGGTGGGATTTTCCGGAACTCAAGCGAGAGGCGCTAGAGCAGTATCAGTACTGGGACCCCGACACCGTCATCGTAGAAGCAAAAGCTTCTGGATTACCCCTGACGCACGAATTAAGAAACGTCGGTATACCCGTTGTTAACTTTACGCCAAGCAAAGGTAATGATAAGATAACGAGAGTTCACTCCGTCTCACCTTTGTTTGAAGCGGGAATGGTTTGGGCCCCCGACACTTCTTTTGCTGACGAGCTCATAGAAGAGGTAGCAGCTTTTCCCAACGGGGAGTATGATGACTTGGTAGATAGCATGACACAGGCCCTTATGCGTTATCGTCAGGGTAATTTTGTGCAGCTACCGTCGGATGACTGGGGCGATGAGGATACCAACGTAAGAGTTAGGGCGTATTATTAATGGGAAATAGTGTAGTAGATTTGGGGGCCGCGGCCTTAGATTATGTTGAGGGCGCTTGGGATTATATGACAGGGGCCCCGAAAGCTTCTGCCAGTGGCGGGTACTATAAAAATCTTGGCCCCGGAGCTCGCCAGTACTTTTCTGGCCCCGGCGACTATGAAAAAACCAATCCCGTAATGGAATATTTTGGTTTTGAAGATGGCGGCAGCCCTGCGGTGGAGTTGCAAAATGACGGGTCCCTTCCCGGTGTAGATGAGTTACGTTACATGACCCCTGCCGAAGTAGAAGAGGGCTCGTATAGTTTTCTTCAGAACATGGAAGAGCAGATGCTGGGTCATTTGGCCGCCGCCCAGAGCGTCCATGACGAAGACCTCCCTGTGCGCCAGTCCCTAGATATGAAGCGCTACCACTACGAAGAGGCGGAAAAGCTGCGTGAGCAGATCGAGCAGTTTAAGGAACGCCGCGCTAGCGCCATTCAAAACTACCCGGAAAGCGAAACTAAACTGTACATGAAAGAGGGGGAGGCTCCTTATGTAAAAGGGTTCCCGGATGATTTGGTTCAGGGCTTTGACGACGGCGGCGCGGCTTCCCTTGGCGCGGGCCGTGTATACCGAGAAGGGGACTACATTACGGAGCCCGGCTACCTTGGTCCGGAGTATGCGTTTGAGGTAGAAGACCCGCGGCGCTTTGATGTTTATGAAGATAGCGGACAGTTTGCGCCGCCTCTAATGGACAAAGCCCTTGAGCCGTATGACGCGGAAGGTCGTGCGCGGCCCACGTATCCTAGCTTTCAGGAATACATCGAGGTAGACGAGTCCGGTAAGTATCCGGCTTTTGGTATAATGGCTAGCCTTGGTAAGGATGCGGATAGGACGAGTCCGTTACAGGCCGATCCGGAGTACCTCGGCATAGAGGGTTTTGACATTTACCGGGACCTAGCGCCGGAACAGTTTAAACGTCGCCCCCTAAATAAACAGAATTTTGATAAGAAACGTGGCTTCCAACACGGGCAGATGGTTCGATTGGAGGCTATGGATAATAAATTGATGAAAATGGCGGGGGTCTCTCCGCAGAGCTTGGGGCCTGCGGCTATGAACCAAATGTCGGATATTTTGGGGCGTAAAATTGGCTGATGAAAAAGTATACACGGGGATTCCGCCGTCAGAACGTCAATATTCGGGTGTCCCTGTCCTTGGCGGATTAGAGGCGGCGTATAGTTATCTGGCCCCAGTAGAGTACCCGGTTATTGAAGAACCGCGGACCGTGTACACCGAAGATATGGGTCGGCGCTATACTTCGACAACACCGGGCGTGTATGGCGAACCGCGGCCCGCGGTCCCCGCAGCTATTCAAGGCGGAATAGATTTTTTTAAACAGCTTGTAGATCAGCCGGGAGAAACCGCGTCAGCGGTAGCCGAGGGTATTGCGTCTATACCAAAAGAGCAAATGCTTGGGGCGCAAGCCTTAATGGAGGGTGCGGACTACGCGTATGACCCAGAGACTAAGGAAGAGTACCGGTTTGATCCGTTTCTAACTGCCGCGCCGGTAGCTGGTGGAACGGCGATAAGCATTGCGCGTACTGCGGGCGATACCGGAGAAGTGCTCGGTATTATGGCCGGTAGAAGATCTTTAAGTGGTGCGGACAAAGAGCAGGTTGCAAAATCTTTGCGGGCTATGGGTAAGTCTCCGGACGAAGTTTTTAGAGCAACGCAAGCTTTCTTTGACAGTGATGTTTTGGGTAGTGACACTGCCGCTTTTCGGTTTGAAATACCAACAGCTAACTCTAAGTTTAAAGAAGACGGTCCGGTTAAGATGTTGGATGTGGACTATGGCAGGGGCTATGCTTTTGGTCTTGGCGACGAATACAGGAAAGTAACCTTTGACGAAGAAGGTGATCTTTTAGAATTAAACAAAGGCAAAATACCTACTGTAGGCGAAATATTTGATTTCCCTGAGTTGTATGAGCAGTACCCTGAAATTAAAGACTCTTTAGTCGTAAAACTTGCAACACCAGAAGGGGAGCCGGTTTGGAAGGCCCCCCGGGCTGTATTTATGAGTGGCGCGTCAAGCCCGTACAGAAAGCCGACCATTGGCCTGAGAGACTCTCAGTCTCAGTCGGAGCTTCAGTCGAGCTTGTTACATGAGCTTCAGCATTGGGTTCAGACAAAAGAAAGCTTCCCGGAGGGGGCTTCCGGGTCTCGTATTATGGACCTAATAGAAGAAAAAATGGGTGCTAAGATGGACCCTGATTTTTTAAAAAGCGCGGCATATGCCGCCTATGAAAGTGTGTACGGGGAGGCTGAAGCCCGTAACGTGCAACGCCGTTTTTCGGATTTTAGGAAAGCCGAATTAAATCCTGTTGAAACTAGACGGGCTGAAGCCCCTGATAATGACATAAGTATGTCGGAAGACGCTGCCGCGGAAAGAGCAGCGGACATGATAAGGGAAAGCCTAGAATACGGTGATTATTCGTATGAAGACGTTTTTCCAGATGCTTTCAAGGCAAAAGGCGGCGTAATAACTTTGGCCGACACCGCGCGGAACATGACCCGCGGCCCACGGGGCGTAGCCGCTCTTGCACCAATAGCTAGGAATATGTATCGGCCTATGGTAAGTTAGGGGCCTTAAAGGAGAACACAGATGGCGCGTAAACCAATTGGCGGTTTGATGGACAACAACGTCCCTTCACAGTTAGACCCAGAGGATTTAGCTGCGGAGGTCGAGTTAGAGATTCCGGGCAGCATGGACAACGTCGTGGCTTTTGAAGGCATGGCGGAGGGCATGGATATTGAGATGACCACGGAAGAGGACGGCGGCGTTACGATTGATTTTGATCCGTCTGACCAGCGCGGTGAAAGCGATGACTTTTACGCCAACTTGGCGGAAGAGATGCCTGATCGCGAGCTATCTAGAATTGCTGGCGAGCTTTTACATGAGTTTGATGCAAACAAAGCAAGCCGACAGGAGTGGGAAGATGCTTATGCAAACGGTCTTGATCTTCTCGGGTTCAACTACGAGGAAAGGACGCAGCCGTTCAGAGGGGCTTCTGGGGTTACGCACCCGTTGCTTGCCGAGGCGGCTACGCAGTTTCAAGCGCAGGCGTTCAATGAGTTGTTGCCAGCGTCCGGGCCCGTGCGTACTTCTATCATGGGAAGCGAAACAAACGACAAACAGCGGCAGTCTCAGCGCGTAAAGCAGTTTATGAACTATTACATCACGGATGTGATGGAAGAATACACCCCAGAACTTGACCAAATGCTGTTTTATTTGCCTTTGGCGGGGTCTACATTCAAAAAAGTATACTATGACGAGACTTTGGGACGTGCGGTAGCTAAGTTTATACCGGCGGAAAACCTTGTTGTACCGTATGAGACCTCTGATTTGGAGACTTGCCCCAACATTACGCAAGTTTTGAGGATGTCTCTTAACGATTTGCGTAAAAAACAGGTTGCGGGCTTCTATTTGGACATACCGGTGATCCCGGCCCAAGAGGAATCCGACCAGATTACCAGTGAAATCGACCGTATTGACGGCACAAGCCGCTCACAGATCGACTACGACTGCACAATTTTAGAATGTCACGTAGATTTAGACCTAGAAGGCTACGAAGACCTCGATGAGGACGGCGAGCCGACGGGTATTAAGATACCATATGTTGTCACACTGAGTCAGGACAACGGCCAAGTGCTGTCTATTCGCCGTAATTACCGCGAAGATGACGAATTAAAGCGTAAAATTCAGTATTTCGTACACTATAAGTTCCTTCCGGGCTTTGGTTTTTACGGTTTAGGGCTTATTCATACGATTGGCGGTTTGTCACGGACCGCCACAGCGGCACTGAGGCAGTTGATCGACGCAGGTACGTTATCTAATCTCCCAGCGGGTTTCAAAGCCCGTGGATTGCGTATTCGGGACGACGATGATCCGCTTCAGCCCGGAGAGTTCCGCGATGTGGACGCTCCCGGAGGGGCTATTCGTGACAGCCTTATGCCGCTGCCATTTAAAGGCCCAGACCAGACACTGTTCCAGCTTTTGGGTTTTGTTGTGGATGCGGGACAGCGGTTTGCCACAATTACAGACATGAAGGTGGGAGACGGCAACCAGCAAGCGGCGGTTGGAACGACTATCGCGATGCTGGAGCAAGGCTCACGCGTGATGAGCGCGGTGCATAAGCGGTTGCACTACGCAATGCGGATAGAATTTAAACTTTTGGCTCGCGTGATGGGTGAAAGTTTACCAGAAGAATACCCATATACAATTGAAGGCGAAGATGCGTCCGTTAAAGCTTCTGACTTTGACGATCGGGTAGATATCATTCCGGTGTCCGACCCTAACGTGTTT